CGGCAGGCACGCCACCCATTACCTGGTGCGCCGTGACTATGCGCTGACCGGATGTGTCGACGCCCCCGGGAAACTGCTGCATGAGGGTTACACCCACAACTACACCGACACTGAGGCGGTGCAGACGGCCATGGCTCGAGGCCAGTACGCGCACCGGGCCGACAGCATTGTTGAGCACCTGCATCCGGCGTGGGGTTTAGCGCAGGTTGACGAGGGATACCGGAAATCATTGACGACGGCGGGGGACGACGCCGGCCGTTACGCCGAGAGGATGCGACTGTGGACATCGCTGTAACCGGGGCCGCCGGTTTCATCGGATCGAACCTGGTGCTACGCCTGGCGAAGTTCGGCCACAGTGTGCACGCCTATGTTGACGCCCTACCCGATGACCCGACCCGTATGGCATCATTGGACGCGGCCAGGCATGTCTATATCGCCGACCTCACCCGCGACCATGTCGACTTCACCGGCGTCGACCAGGTGTACCACCTGGCCGCCGACATGGGTGGCGTCGGATATTTCCACGTCCACGACTTCTGGCCCTACCTGAATAACTCGCGCATGACTTTCACGGTGCTCGAGGCCGCCATCAAGGCCGACGTTCCCCGCATGTTCCTGGCGTCGTCGGCATGCGTCTACCCGACCGAGATACAGATGCGGGAAGGTAACGCCCCGCTGCTGTCGGAGGATTTGATCGAGTCGGGGAAACCTGACCAGATGTATGGCCGCGAGAAGTTGATGATGTTGCGGCTGGGGCAGCGGGCCCCGATTGACTGCCGTGTCGGCATCATCCACACCGTCTATGGTGTGGGGCAGGAGCGTGAGGGGGAACGCATGAAGTTCCCGACCGCGATTGCGACGAAGATGTTGGCGGCGCGAGACACGGGCCGGGTGGAGATTTGGGGCAACGGTCGACAGCTGCGGTCGTATCTGTGGATTGACGACGCGGTCGACAAAATCCTGGCCGTGATGGCTGACCCGGAGAACGGTGGCCCGGTGAACATCGGCCGGCAGGGTGCGGCCACGGTGCAGGACATCGCCGACCTGTGCGCCGACATCGTGGGCGTCACCCCTGAATACACGTACACGGATGACATGCCGAGCGGTGTGCTGTCCCGCGACTGCTCAAACGAGAAGTTCTGGAACCTGTACGGGCACATGGAACCCACCGACTACCGCGAGGGTTTCGGCAAGCTCATCGAATGGTTAGACAACGGAGGCACCGGTGCCGATAACTAACGGATACTGCACCCTGGACGACATCAAGGCGGCGCTACGCATCACGGACAGCGTCGACAACTCCCTCCTCGAGCTGGCCGTTGAGTCGGCGTCCCGTATGGTGGATTCGTTCACCGAGCGCACTTTCTACAACGGGGGCACGGCTACGAGGGTTTACGCGGCGAACCGTACCGACCTGGTGCAGATCGACGACTGCCGCACCATCACCACCCTGGAAACGTCGAGCAACGCCGACTATGTGTATGACCAGACGTGGACGGCAACCGACTACCAGGGTGAACCGTTGAACCAGTTGGTGGCGGGGCAGTCGACCCCGTTCACGCGGATCCGGGCCACCGGCGACTACAACTTCCCCGTGTACGCCAACGTGTCCACGGTGCGGGTGACCGGAGTGTGGGGTTTCGCCACCGTGCCGACGGCGATCAAGCAGGCCACCATCATCCAGGCCGCCCGCGAGTTCAAGCGGTTTGATTCGCCGCTCGGTGTCGCCGGCTACGGTGACATGGGTGTGATGCGGGTGAGCCGCTACCTGGATCCTGATGTGGAGATGTTGGTGCGGCCGTGGATGCGTAACACGAACGCGGTGGCGTGATGCCGACGGTGACCGAGCTGCGCACTGGGCTCGCCACCAGGCTCGCCACCATCAGCGGGCTACGCACGTCCGCCACTATCCCTGACCAGATCAATCCACCGGTCGCCATCGTCAGCCTTGACAGCATAACTTATGACGAGGCGTTTGCCCGGGGTTTGGATGAGTATCAGTTCATTGTCACGGTGTTTGTGGGCCGTGTCGCGGAACGCACGGCACAGAACGCGCTCGACGCGTACCTGGCGCCGACCGGTTCCGGCAGTGTCAAAACCGCTATCGAGGGTGATCGTAGCCTCGGCGGGAAGGCGCAAACATTGAGAGTTACCGACATGAATGGCATTTCGCCAACCACTGTCGGTGATGTGCCCTACCTGACGGCACAGTTCGCAGTTATCGTTTACGCGTAGGAGGTACGCCGAAAATGCCAAAATATGCCGCAACAGATCACACCATCACCATCAACGGTGGCACCGTTTCCACGTTCGTTCAGTCGGTTGATCTTTCGCTGTCAGCCGACGAGCTTGACACCACCGGTTTCGGTGGCGAGTGGCGGACCCGCACGACCGGTTTGAAGTCCGGGTCGATCACTCTCAACTTCTACCAGGCGTTCGGTGCTGCCGAAATCGACGCCACCCTGTGGCCGCTGTTCGGATCCAATGCAACCGTCGTGGTGAAGCCGACCGGGTCGGCGACCACGTCAACCAATCCCGCCTTTACGGCGGTCTGCACGGTCACCCAGTATAATCCGTTCGCCTCAAGTGTGGGCGATATCGCCACGCTTTCCGTTACCTGGCCGACCACGGGCACCGTGTCCCGCGGCACGTCCTGACCTCTCACCGAAAGGATCCTGCGCTATGAGGATGGCATTGACGGTACAGTACCTTGACGGGTCGGCCGCCACCGTTATGACAGCGGCGGCCGACCTGGTCAAGTTCGAGGAAAGATTCAACCGCAGCGTCGCAAAACTAGAAACCGAGCTGCGGCTGACTGATCTGTGTTTCCTCGCCTGGCACGCACTACGCCGCACTGGTCAAACCGGTCTAGAGTTTGACGCGTGGCTGGACACTTTGGCCACCGTTGAACCGGGCGGTGGGGATACTGAAGTCATCCCTTTGGAGAGCACAGCGCCCACTGGTTGATCGCTTATCTTTCGTGCGAAACCGGCATCGCGCCGGACGTTTTGCTAAGGCAAACGGATCGCATGATTTTCACGATGACGCGGTACCTGCGGTGGCGTGCTACTGAAATGAACCGACCACGATAGGAGGTCAGGGCGTGTACGTCAAAGTAACTGGAACAGCCAACGCGTTACGCGCCCTACGGCAACTTGACCCTGAGTTGGCTAAGGAAATCGGCAAAGATTTATCAGCAGCCGGTCGCACCATCGCCAATGACGCTAGGGCGTTGATCCCATCCGAGCCACCCATGCGCAACTGGCGCACCACACCAGCAGGTCGACCTCGAGGGCGTCAAAGCCGCGAAGGTCTAATGACCTCCCAGATTTCTCGAGGTGGTCGGGGCTGGCCAGAATGGACTGGCCAGAAATACCGCCTCAGTGTGCGTACACGTCGACGTCAGTTTGAGCTAACTATTGACAGTGCCCGAGACCCTGCGGGAATGATTTACGAGCTGGCCGGCACAAAGGGCGGCAGGGGACGCAACTCGGCAGGCAGTCCGCAAGGTCGCCAGTTCATCGCCAACCTGTCGCCAGTCCGCAGTTCCACAGCGGGCCGGAGATCCGGACGAGCGATGGTTCAATCATTGAGGCGCAACTATCGAGGCACGCGCACGAAACTAGTGCAGGCCACCGACCGCACGATGACACGTTTGCAGAGGTTACTTGATGGCTAGTCCCGCAGGTAAGGGCATCGTCCTACGCATAGGCACTGAATACACTGACCGCGACATCAAGCGGGCTATGGCCGACCTCGGAAAACTACAGGCACAGGTCAATGGCCCGGCTGCGGCTATGACAAAGTTCGGCACATCATTGCAGGAAACGGGCCGCAAAATCGGCGGGTTTGGTAGGACGCTAACAACTGGCCTCACGTTGCCACTTGTCGCGGCGGGTGCCGGCGCTTTCGCCATGATTCAGAAGGCCAGCGACCTACAGGAAACTATTTCCAAAACTAATGTCGTGTTTGATAGTGCGGCGGCGTCCATCCTTGATTGGTCGAAAACGTCGGCAACTGCGTTGGGCCAGTCGCAGACTCAGGCGTTGAACGCGGCTTCCACGTTCGCCATTTTCGGTAAGTCTGCTGGACTGTCGGGTGGGGCGCTTGTCGACTTCTCCACGACTCTAGTCGGGTTGGCGACTGACCTAGCATCCTTCTCGAATACGACGCCACAGGAAGCAGTCGACGCTTTGGGTGCGGCGTTGCGCGGTGAGAGTGAACCCATCCGCCGTTACGGCATTTTGCTTGATGACGCTACGTTGAAGGCTGAGGCTTTGGCGTTAGGCATCGGTGACGGTAAGACAACGTTGACGCAGCAGCAGCGGGTATTGGCTGCACAGTCGGCGATCTTGAAGCAGACGAGCGACGCGCAGGGGGATTTCGCTCGCACGTCGGATGGTTTGGCGAATCAGCAGCGAATCTTGAAAGCCGAGTTGGAGAACGTCGGCACAGAGTTGGGCACCGTGTTGTTGCCGGTCGCACAAACTGTTGTTGCGTTTATCCGTGACGAGTTTGTGCCGCGCGTGGAAAAACTGGTTGACGGGTTCAAGAATCTCAGCCCGGAGATTCGTAACATGGTTTTGATTGCGGGTGGCCTGGCCGCGGCATTGGGTCCGGCGCTGATCATTCTTGGCCCGATGGTTACGGCGTTCGGTGGACTGTTGAAGTTTCTTGCCCCGGTTGTTTCTGGCCTTGGTGCTGGTGGCTTGGCTGGAGCGTTGAGTGCGATAGCCGCGCCAGCGGCAATCATTGTCGCAGCTATCGCCGGCATCGTGGCGATCCTGGTCGCGTTGTGGCGTGAGTCCGAGGCTTTCCGTAACGGTGTGGTCGTGTTGTGGGATGCGGTGCGGCAAGCCGTCGGTCAGGCGGTGGACTTCATCAAAACCAAGTTTGACGAGAATAAGGAAGGGTTGGATGCGCTGCGCGGCGCGTTCCAATTCCTTGGTGACATGATTGCGCAATACGTTATTCCTGCGGTGCAAACGTATTTGGTGACAGCGTTTGACGTGCTAGCCAAGGTGCTCGGTTTCGTGATCGATGTCATGGGCGACTTGATTACGACTGGCCGCACTGTGGCTGTTGAGTCGTTGCGTACTGCGGCGTTCATGGTGCGCGCGTATTCGCAGGCTGTCGATGCCGTGCTGAGTGTGGTCGGCAATCTGATCGATGGTTTGGCGTCGGCGTTCGGTGGTCTACTGCCATTCCTCAATGACGCTGCCGGTAGGTTCAATGATTGGCGCAACAGCACCGTGAGCAATGTCGACGGTG